CTGCTGGCTTTGCGGACAAGGGTTACTCAGTTAAGTGCAACTTGACCCTAATGGCGGAAGACCCATACAAGTACTTTGCCACAGATAGGACCGTATCTATTACCGGCAGCGGCAACCTTTCCGTTGTTAATGACGGGACTACCATTGCGTGGCCTACCGTCAACTGGAATGTCACCGCTACTACCACCGTGTCTGTCACTCTTGGCAGTGAAACAGTCGAGCACACCAACGAAGCAGACAACGTTACTGACACGTTTAAGACTGCAACCTCAACTGATTCGGCTACACTTACTAGCTACGAGTTTTTTAGTATTCCACCTGGCACATCCTCTGTTCAGGTAGTGGGTCAGTCTGGTCAGACTACCAGCATTACTATTAGGGAAGCTATCCTCTAATGCCAGCAAAGAACATTGTTGTAATCCGAAACCGTAATGCTCACAACGCAGCGGACGAGTTCTGGCAGGGCACGCCAGTTGCTGTCATTCCAGACGCCAGAGATCTTTCGGTGCAGCTTTACGCAAACGATGCCGGGGCAATGTACTTCACCCTCCCGGTGGACCACCCAGTCCTGCCGCTTATTGACCCACTGAATCAACACTACGTTGTCCAGCGATGGAATGGCAGCAGCTACGACACAATCCAGTCAGGTTTCATTACAGACTACGACGCAAGCGCAAACGAAGTTGTCATTAACGGCGTAGACTACATGACCACTCTAAACAAGTACTACACCCCACTCCATGGTCCTGAGCTTGGGGCTAAGGCCATTCCTAACACTGACCTTACCCCCATGCCGACTAGGACTCCAAAGGCAATCATCGATGAGGCTGTTGCTAAAGATCGGCTAAAGGCTTCTGAAAGCTACGCTGTCTCAGTAACCAACTCAAGCTACGCCAACGTAGGTAAGATCTCCGCGTTCTCTGGAGTTGCCCAGTCCGGAGGAAACCCAAGCCTAGTAAGAGACGCCATCACAGTAACATACGAGGAAAACCCAGTTGGTGTCAAGACCGGCACAGTTATCCTGAGCGGAGCTCTCTACATCTGGAGGAGCGTTCTTGCCAACGCATTCCAAGACGGAGAGACCGGAGAGGTTATTGAAGGTAACTTCTCTATCGGCACAAGCTCAACCTCCAAAGGTAAGATTGGATTTATTATCTCTTCCAATCCAGGTGGCCCACTAGCCAGGGTTGAGTACGACCTGTACGTTGCTGCTAGCAACGTTGACATTGGGCTTACTGGGAACATCCCACTAAACTTCACAGTCAAGCTTCGCCCAGTATCCAACTACAACTCAGCCACTGAAGCTAACACAAACACTTCAGCAACCAACCTCAACCGCACCATGTCGATCCTATCCGAAGGCGTGAGCTACGAGTTCTACATCACCCCATATTACTACGGTAACCTTAGCCCAGCAGCAACTACTGCAACCCCTCCAGGCACAGGAAACGTAGACTACAACCAGTTCATTTGGGGGCAAACAACCAGGGCACCTGAGTCTACCTTTACCGCAGGACTTCAGACCAATGCAATCAATGAAGCGTTCTCAGATCTGTTCGATACAACAGATCCAGGAAACGTTATAGATAGAAGCGAAGACTATCCGGGAATTACTCCAACAGCCCCAGAACCACTAATCAAATTCATGTCTATCGAACACCTAGGTACACCAACAACAACCAAACATCCATACGTAACAGCAGGTCAAGGCCCAGTAGACTTTATGAGAGAGCTTGCTGATATCGAGATGGGTTCCAGAACTAATGGTGAGAAGGTTGTCTTTAACTTCTATGGGGTACCCTCCGCGTCGCCGGATGGGAAGAAGCTGAGTGTACACCACTCTGTCTCGCCAAACCCACAGGCTACACTAGTCTACCCTGGCCAGATCAGAGACTTCAATGTAACAAACAAGCGTAGCCTAAAGGTTACGTCTGCTCGCGTTATCCCTACCACAGACTTCCTCATTGGGTCAAGCACTGAAGGATCTTCAGGTGCCAAGACAAAGGGTGCCGTGCAGGTTGCTCCAGGGGTCACGTCCTCCAGCCCTGCACTTCCAACTGTTACAACCCAAGGCGGATTCCTTTCGGCTACTGCCGCCAGCAACTTCGCTAAGGGTATTATTAACGACTTCGCTGACGACTCCGATACCCAGACTATTAGGGTGTCTTTGCGAGTCGAGCAGTTTGGCCCAATCGGTGTGCCTGGTACCCCTAAGCTTGGAGAGACTGTCCGCGTTGTGGTGCGTCGTAAGAATGTTACCATCGGCGGCGATGAGCTGTCCGGTTTGTACAACGTTGGCGGTATGCAGTGGACGGCTAGGATCGATGGGACAGAGTCGCTTTCTCTTGACTTGGTCAAGCCTAACAAGTTCAAGGGCCCTGCCATTACCTGGGAGCAGAAGCCAACTGCTACCCCTGAGCCGGCTGAGAAGCCTTACGTTGGCAAGGCCGCACCGAAGCCCACACCACCCCCTACGCCGAAGACTACAACCCCACCTGGAGGCAACCCAAGGCCGGTTACCTCTGGCACGTCTGCTGTTGTGAGAAGGAACGACGGAAGGTACGTTGCCAAATGACCAGGGGGCAGTTCGAGATCCTTCTGTCCAGGCTTGATGATATTGACGTGCGCATCCGCGACCTTGAGCTAGAGAACGCTGGGAACAAGGCTGTGCGGAAAGCTAGACAAGCGGGTGACCTTGAGGCAAAATGGAAGGCAGGGATCGTGGCGTCCATTGTGGGCGGTATCGTAACCCTGGCAGCCAAGGTGTACGACGCCTTGACAAACGGAGGTAAGTGATGGCAAAGGCCAACCTAGTAGAGCGCGTAGGTGCGCTCAAGGAAGACGGCTTGTCTTTCACCAAGATTGGTGAGATGCTCAACATGAGCAAAGACCAAGTCCAGAAGTTCCATAAGCGCTACGTCGAGGGCATCCCTGAGGATCTCTTGCCGGCACAGAAGAGCACGAGCAAGACTCCTGACTTTGTAGGGATTAACATTGCGTTCTTCGACATCGAGTCGACGTTCAGCAACTGGCGCCGTGTGCTATGCGCATCGGTGGCAGACTCGTTTGGTAACGTGGTTACGTACAGCCACGACACGCATCCTGGTAAGAACTGGCAGGACGATAGCGTTCTTGTTAAGGCTTACTGCGAGTATCTAGATACCTTCGACGTGATCGTTGGTTGGAACTCCAAGCTGTTTGACGTGCCGGTTCTAAACGCTCGACTGCTGTATCACAACATGCGACCGTATGAGCCACGCATGCACCTTGACCTTATGTACAAGGCATCAGGTTCTTCGATCTCTATCGGACGAAAGTCACTGGACAATGTGTCCAAGTACTTCGGCGTTCAGAACTCTAAGACCCCGCTTGACCCACGCACGTGGGACGATGCGGACCATGGCGATAAAGCCAAGTACGCGAAGATCATCGAGCACTGCGAGGCAGACGTCTTGGTTCTCCGTGACGTATACGCCAAGCTTAAGCCGATGGTGCACATCCTTCACCGATGACCGAAGACGAGGTGCAGCTGCACTTTGACCGGACTATTGCCGTTGACTTTGACGACACCATTGTCGTCAGGGTCTTCGGCACTCTGGTTCCTGCCAAGGATTGCATCGAGGCACTTCAAGTCCTTAGGGACCAGGGCTACCGGATCATCATCCACTCAGCCCGTTCGTGGGAGCAGTGGCAGGATAGGATCGAGCGGGAGAACGAGATGGTTAACTTGCTCAACAGCTGGGAGATCCCGTACGATGAGGTCTATGCTGGCAAGGGTAAGCCACCAGCCATGGCATACATCGACGACAGGGGGCTTAGGTTCGCAGACAACTGGATGGACATCGCAAGAGTAATCATCGAAAAGGGGAAAGTATGAGCAGACTAAAGATCGTAACTCAGACAGATAACATCGAAGGCAAGGGCACGAAGACGGTACTGGATAACTGGATGGACGATTGCGCTTGGGCTACGCTGGCCTGTGCTGCTAACTACCTGACGGGATCTAAGTTCACGTCCTCTGACGCTATCAAGTGGGGCGAGAAGGTTGGGCGCAAGGACCGCGATGGTCTTCCTGATCCGACATCTCTAGACCAGCTGGTCAAGGCTGGTCCTCTGGCTGGTCTGAAGGTCACTAAGCCTAAGAACTGGTCGGCAGTAGAGGCTGCTGTGCAGAGCGGAGCTGTCATCCTGATCAACGTGCAGCAGGCTAAGAACTACCCTGATGTGCGCATGAGCAAGTGGCACACTGACCGCGAGAAGCGCAAGCCTAACGTGCCGTACGGTCACATGACTTGTGCAGTTAGAACGTCTAACAGCTACGAGTGGGCCTGCCCAACGATGTCTGGCAAGGGCAACGAAGAGTATGCCGTGCCTGCGACATGGGCAGATATCAAGCAGATCGCCAGGTCTAAGGGCGACGCCCCACACACGAGGTGCCTGATCGCAGTAAAGAAGAAGTAAAGCTTGACATCCCATGCGGGGTGTACTAAGATCCTCAGTGGACGGACCCACTGAGGGTCTTTTAGTTTATAGGAGGAGTTATGGACACAATCGCTAGAGCGTTTGACCTGGGGTTGAAAGCTAACCGTACGGATCGCCCGTCCGGTACGTTCTTCCGTGGCAGCAAGCTGGGCTCGTGCCTGCGTCAGCAGTACTACGATGCCACCGGCGAGCCGGTTACCAACCCATTCGAGGATCGGCTGTACCGAATCTTCGAGCAGGGGCATGTCATCGCTGAGACATTCGAGAGGAACCTCAAGGCGTCCGGCCTGTTTAGCGTGTTCAAGTCTGAGGTGCCGGTTACTATTGAAGAGTACAACTTCTCTGGCAACATCGACCACCTTGTACAGTGGGCAGATACGGATCAGCTAGAGGTTATCGAGATGAAGTCGATGAACTCTAACGGGTTTAAGTATCTGAAGGGACCTAAGCCTGAGCATGCCATCCAGGCTGCCAGCTATGCGGTTGCCTTGGAGCGCACGCTTGACCCGTCAGTCAAGGTAAATGCTCGCGTTGTATATGTCAGCAAGGATGACTTCCTGATTAGTGAGTATACTATTGACAGGTCCTGGTATGATAAGGTCATCAGGGTTCTCGAGGTCGGCAATAAGTTTAAGGAGCAGGGGCGTATCCCGTTCCAGCTACCAGTGCCGAAGGGTAAGAGCGCTAATAAGATGTGGCCATGTGGCGGATGCCAGTGGCTCACCAAGTGCAGGGGGTAACATGGCAGACAAGATTAGCCTAGCCAGTAAGATTGCCAAGGTGATGGATGCCGTTGGCTACGTTCAGAAGGGCGGTACGAATGCGGCCCAGGGGTACAAGTTTGTCCAGGCTTCGGCTGTGGCGGACAAGGTACGTGCAGAGCTGAGCAAGCTCCAGGTATCCATGACCCCAACAAACATTGACGTGATTAGCGAGGGGCTGACGCCGTCTGGTAAGCAGGCGCTGCTAACTCTTCGCTTCACTTGGACGCTTACTGACGGTGAGAGTGGCGAGACTATCTCGTTCCAGTCCATCGGCACAGGGGCGGACAGCGGCGACAAGGCTGCGTATAAGGCAGCTACCGGCGCACTCAAGTACGCGCTGCTAACTGGGTTCCTCATCCCAACAGGTGATGACCCTGAGGCAGACAGCAAGACCGACGACGAGGTCATCGCCGCTAAGGCTAAGGATCTTTTCAACGGGGTGGTTCAGCAGCCTGCCAAGAAGAAGGCTGATGTAGTAGGAGAGGAGTTTAAGTTCTGATGGCAAGACTAGACATCTGGCTGAGCGACAAGAAGACGCCAGTCAACAAGGTATCAAAGAATGGTAACAACTATCTCGAGGTCTACGGCACGATGCAGACCGCAGCTTACGAGGAGTGGGCAGACAGCGACCGGAGCAATCCGGCACCTGACCGCTACGCTTACGTGACGCTACGGTTCTTTGACGCTGAGGCTGAGGCACACGTGGGCAAGGTGTACGAATGGGCTATCTCACAGGAGAAAGACCCACGCCCTAACGTCCACGTAGTTGGCAAGCTTAACGAGGACCGCGAGTACAACGGTAAGATGTACTTCACCATGCTGGTGTCTGACATCGCTCCGCTGCAGTACGGTCCACTGCGAGCTAAGAAGAATGCGTAGGCGGGAACTGTCTATGAAGATGGTCGATGAGATTGAAGCCTGGAAGGCTGATGGATTCGACAACTGCATCATCGGTGTGGGCCAGCAGTTCACAGAAGGTGGGCAGGTGTACATCTTTATTTACAGCAAGAAGTCTATCATCGAGAGCATCGCCAACGACATCGTCGAAGAGATTGGCAACAGGGTCAACACGTCGGACGAGGAGCGAGCTGAGCTAGCCGCTACTGCATACGACGATGCGATTGAGTTCTTCGACTACAACATTGCCGGTGCGTACATCGGGCGTGGCATGCCAGTATTCCTGGACGACACGTACCCTGATGCTGCCAAGGAGGCCCTTGGTGAGTGACGCATCGCGTCGCGGTAGACTCAACCGCTCGAGGGGTAATGCCTTCGAGCGGGAGCTTGCCAAGAAGTTTGGCGGCAAGAGAGTCGGACATTACGGTGGGCCTGAGGACGTAGCGGCAGGACAGTTCAACATCCAAGCCAAGTGTGGCCAGATGTTTAGCGAGAAGTACTGGCGCTGGTTGCAGGCGGTACCAAGAAAGGCGGATCAGGTTCCGCTCCTCGTAGTTGGTGATGCCCCTGGATCAGGGGCTAAGCGGAGGGTAGTAGTTATCATTGAGGAGACCGACTTCCTCAACTTGATTGGAGGCGACAGTGCAGAAGCCACGGAAGAAACTAAATAGCTTTGACCTTGCGGTTGCATGGGCAAAGGTCTTTGAGCTTATTCGTACCCGGCTCAAGGAGTTGGAGGTAGCAGATGCCGACAACATCGCAGCAGGTGCGGCAAACATTCTAGCTAAGGAGGGCGCCAATGGCGACAACACCTGATGGACAAGAAGAAAGCAATAAGGGATATGAAAGAGTTCTACGAACAACGCAGGCAGCGGTCAAAGGACTTGGCGAAAGAAGCCTACTCATTGCGGCAGCAGCTGGATTGGCAGTCGGACTTGACCACCCTGCGCAAGCAGCAAGCCTTGCGATCCTTATCTACGTCGTCACCAAGCGGTAAGGTACCGGACGGGTTCGGCAGGTACTTCGGAGACTTGTTCTCTGAGGCACACGCCATCATGGTCTCACGTCAGGAGTCCTATGGACCTGGAAATGTAGAGAACCTTGGCCCAGTCGGTGTCTTCTCAAGGATGGCAATGGACAAGGTTGGCCGTATCGCCAATGCTCTCAACGGCAAGATCGACAAGGGTCGACTTGTCGTAGATGAAGATTGGTATAACGCGGAGGTGCACGATGCACTCATCGACACGATTAACTATGCTGCGATTCTTATCGCACTTGGACAGGACAAGTGGAGCCAGGTATCAAGGGAGGAAGACGATGTCACTTCCAGAGATTGAAGTAATGCCCATCTTGATCAACGGCAAGAGGGCTGCATCCATCACCGTCATCTACGGTAACGGTGGATGGAAGGCACACGTTGCGCACCATGACAAGAGCACCCCATTGGCTTCTGTCTTGGCCGAAGGTACTGACTTACTTGGTCCGGAGTCAGCTCGTCAGATAGCGGTAGAGCTAGCGGAGAAGTGGCGTGACCAAGAGACAAGATCCGGACGCAGCTGATTTCTTTAAAGAGGATGCCAAGCGTATGGGTATTGGCATCCGTGAGTACTGCCGAAGGTTCGGCATAGAGTACGAATCGTTGGGTGGCCTTGAGAAGAAGGACCCCTTGACAAAACATGAGCACAGGGACTACCGTGCTTGTGACGTATGCAGGATGAACTCCATCCTCAACGGCAGAAGCACGGAGGACATACATGATTAGCTCACTAGTATTAGCAGTGGCACTAGCCTTTCAAACTACGGGAGTTCAGACTGGCTACGCCACGTGGTATGGCGATACTTCACCGGGCGGCCCTAAGGGCTGTCACGGTGGGTATCGCAATACCTGCAGCCCCTATGTTCCGCTCTCTGAGGGTGGGCGTGGGGGCGAACTTATCTGGTACGCAGCTGTGCCAGGGTTTAAGTTCCGCGACAAGCCTTACAAGGTAGAGGTGTGCAGGGTTAAGTATCCTGGACGATGTGTCGTCGTGACGGTACGCGACTGCCTCTGCAGCAAGAAGACAAAGAATGTGATAGACTTATCCCCGGCAGCATTCATGCGACTGTCCACGTTGGGTACAGGCAGGGTGCTGGTTACAGTTAGGAGGGTTCCTGATGTACGATACGGAGGACGCTGACATTGGAGTGGGCGAGTGCCCCATCTGCGGTAAGTACCGCAAGCAGATCGACGCCGGCACAATGAAGCCGTGCTACATGTGGGATAGAATCAAGGGGGCGGATGATGGCCAACAGGGATAAGTACTTCCGCGCACGCACAAGGATCGGTAGGCTGGAGGCAGCTGCCCTTCGCTTCGCCCTCACCAAGGGGCACGAGCCACGCCTGGTACGTGGCGACCGGCAATCAACGTCGGTGGGTTGCTACAACTGCGACGCCTGGGGCTGCGCAGAGATTGAGAGTAAGATAGAGATAGTCCATGGCGACATCTTCATGGAGAAATGTGGCACGACAGTACTAGACAAGGAGGTAATCTATGCATCAAACCCCGCACTCTATTGAGGCAGAGCGATCACTGCTAGGGTCGATCCTAATCGACCAGGCTGTGCTATCTGACTTCGAGCTAAGCCCGGACGAGTTCTACGACCCACGCCATGTTAAGATTGCGCGTGCCATCGTAGACGTGCACGCCTCTGGCGCTGCAGTGGACATCGTCACTGTGTCTGACGCACTAGCCGGAACGTCCGTGCCAATGCTGTACCTAGCTGAACTGTCCGACTCAGTGCCTACGTCCATCCATGCCAAGAGCTACTACGATATCGTCGAGCGCATGGCTATCCTTCGCGGCCTGGTAAGGGCTGGCACTGAGATTGTCGAGAGCGCATACCGCATGCCGGAAGATCCGGCTACTGCTATCGACGAGGCTGAGAAGATCCTCTTTCAGATTGGCAACAAGCGCCGGGCTACGCGTTGGAACGATGCGCTTGAGCTGATGAACATGACCAAGGGCAGGGTTAAGTCTATTGTTATTGATGGGCTACGCCCTGGCGTACGCTCAGGCATTAGCCAGATCGACGCCATCACCGGGGGCTGGCAGAAGTCAGACCTTGTGATCCTTGCTGCCCGACCTAGCGTGGGCAAGACAGCACTAGCTACTAGCATGGCGCTGTCTGCTGCCATCTCAGGTAAGAAGGTAGCTATCTTCTCTATCGAGATGAGCGCTGAGCAGGTAGGCGCACGCCTCCTGTCGTCAGCATCAGGCATCCCGCTTGCTGCTATCCGCAACGGTGGGCTAGACATGGTGCAGCTCAGTGACCTAGAGGACTGGGCTACTACCGTGTCAAAGCTTGGCATCTACGTTGATGACTCACCAACTGCAAGCCCATCTGTGATGCGGTCGAAGTGCCGGAAGATTGCAGCTGAGCGTGGCATTGACCTGATCATCGTCGATTACCTGCAGCTTATGGTCCCTGACCGTAGCGGCAAGGATCAGAACAGGGTGAACGAGGTGGCCGACATCAGTCGTGCACTAAAGGGTATTGCCCGTGAGCTGGACGTACCAATCATTGCTCTCTCACAGCTCAGCCGAATGAGTGAGTACCGTGACACAGGCGAGCCCAGGCTCTCCGACTTGCGTGACTCAGGTGCCATCGAGCAGGACGCCGACATGGTGCTAATGCTCTGGCGTAAGGAACAGCCAGACTTTACCAAGCAGTCTGAGGTAGTCAGCTGCAAGATTGCCAAGCACCGCAATGGTCCGACCGGTGTGTGCGATCTGGAGTTCATCAAGTCGACCGCAAGTTTCAGGGGGTAACATGGCAGCAGTAAAGACAAAGCGAACTGGTCCTGTACTCAAGACTAAGTTCACCATCTCCCCGTGCAAGGAGTGCGGCGGGTATATCGAGAAGCTAGAGGATGCGTACCGTGTGCTAAGCATTCGGCACGAGCCGGCAAAGAGCAAACGATTCAGCTGGATGCACAAGAAGTGCACCGGGTTTGGAGGTAAGTAATGCATAAGTTTACAATGGCCATCGAGTGCAAGTGCCCGGTGCCTATGTGCGAACACAGCGAGCACAAGATGACTGAGATACTGCAAGATGCATTCGATGAGGGATACGATGACGGATGGGATGCCGCCTTCGCCTTGTTGAACTCTGTGTTGCGGGCAAAGGGGATCACCCCTCCGTCTGAGGCGCCGCCTGCTCCAAAGCGTGGCAAGCGAAAGGTTGACCTGGAGAACTAATGCGTACGCCAGGTTATCCGGGCGAGGGTGCGCTTGGAAAAAAATGCCCTAACAGTGGGGAAGGAATCCACTGTTAGGGCTTTGTCTTTAGCCGTAGACTATCTCACCGAATAGTCCCAGCTGTACTACTGCATCAGCTCCATCTGCATCCACATGGAACTGATCGTCGAGGATCTGATACATGTGTGGATACTTCTCGATGAGTAGCTTGACACCAGCCCTGATCTTGGCCGGTGTTAGCTGCTCATCTTTGAAGTCATCGTCTTCTGTATCTGATAGAACTACTAGTACTTGGTCTGGTTCAAGAGGATGAACGATGTCATTCTCCCAGTCCTCGTACAGGTACTGCCACCTGTACTCGTCTGCGATAGCCCAGTATCCAATGCCACCTTCGAGTGCTGTGGTGTAGATGCTGACTACCTCTTTGTCGCTTATCTCTATGTCTAGGATCTTCATGCTACCTCCTATCTAACTTGCAGCAACCTGCCACCTTCATTGCACTCGTCATCTGCTGAGATAATGTAGTGCATCTCAAGGCCATCCTCTCGCTGGAATACCAGTACCGGGAATGGGTTGCTGAAGATCGGCTGACCATCCATGTCTTCTCGATCTATATATCCACGTAATACCTTGCATCCGATGAGAGGATCGATCATCTCTTTCGTGATGTATGCTACCTCTGCATCTAGATGCTTGTCTCTAGCTTCATCTTCTGCCTGTCGCATTGCGTCAAAGTTTACCATTACTCCTCCTCTAAGAAGCAGTCGTGGCCGTATGTCCACTCTTGAGACTGCTCTTCATCGAACATATCAAATACCCTGTTGCAGTTAGGGCAAATGATTATCGTTGCTATGGCTACATCTCTACTATTAATCATCTGACTTGACTCCCTTCTCTGCTTGGTGCTCAGCTTCAGCTAGCTTCTGCTCTGCATATGCAATAGCTGGTAGCACTTCGTTCTTGTAGAACTCTGAGTACCCATCAGGGTACACATACCCACCGACTCCGTCTAGTGTCTCAGTGCTGGTGCATCCGCACTCCTTGCACTTGTTCTCTAGGTAGATGTCGTATCGGAATACCTCTCCTCTTAGGCATGCATCGAAGTTCCTAACTGCAGATTTCAAGAATGACTCGTAGTCATCTGGCAAGATGCCATAGTAATCTGCATCTTTCTTTGTGATGCATGCGAATCCGCACTGACCGCTATCCCATGGGTCATTGTATCCACCAAGGCTGACGCTGACACCACTGTGTGCCAGCATGTACAGCGGCTGGTAGTACACAATGTCCGACTTGAGAGCAGCATCGAACTCATCCATACTGTCGCATACCTCATCAACCTTAAGGTACCTGCCGGTACCTCTAGATGCGATGATCCAAAAGTCTTTCTCTACCTCATAGTCTGTGTCCATATGGGTTTCCCAATGGATACCTGAGTCTGTTACTCCACCTTCAATAGCTGTGTTCATACTACCTCCTGTGCATCTGCAATGTAATGCTCTGCGATTCTGTACCAGTCAACAGATGGGATGTACCCTACAAAGATAGCATCAGATGCTGGCCCATGCAGTTCGTCTCGGTCAATGTGACCAAAGAACATCTCTGTTGTGTACTCTTCTAGCCACACAGATAGAGCATACGTAGCTGACATTACATCCACTGTGTCATCATCTGTGTTGTCTTCTAGTTCTTTAAGTGCCTGTGTGTGGATCTCATCTGGCATGCCATCTACTTCACCGATCCATAGGTTAGCATTCCATGTCTCCCAGTTTCTCCAACCATTGTATTCATTGCACATAACTACTCCTTCCGTAGCGTGTGCCGGATGGGTGGTGAACCATACCTCTACCCATCCGGCTGCACCCTACTTAGCTATTACTTGACACCCTTTGATGCCAAGGTCTTCTTGTCCTTCAACTTCTTGGCGAAGGTGATATGCACCTCAGCTACTGTACTCTCGTACAGATCAGCTGAGTCATGAGCCTCAGTCATGTCGCATCCTGGTCGCTGAGCTCGCCACTCGCGCAGCAATCCTGCATCGCTGAGGACTGTGCGGAATCCACGATACCCATCCCATGCATCGTTGATCTCATCAACTTTGCTGTGCAATGCAGTGGCAACATTCAATGCCTTGACTGCTCCGTTAACACTATTGCTATAGTTGTTGCCCTTTGCAACACGCTTGGCAAGATCTGGAAGTGATGCTTCCATGATCAGGCCAATGATGCTGGCCGATGGTACTTCGATGCTTACCTGCTGATTGAACTCAGCTGGCAAGTCCTTGAGCTTCGGTGCTCCGCAATCGTTAGTCTTCTTGGTTGCCATGTTAGACCTCCTCTTTCACTGCTACTGTTTTGTACTGGTATGCACCATCGGCATACTCAGTGTCGAACTTGAACCCTTCGTCCCACTTAAGCTGGCCGTTGAGTTCAATGGTAACATGCTGGATCATAGAGATCATAGCATTGTACCGGCTGATGTTCTCCCTGCTCTCAACATCGTTATTGCTAACGAGGTTGTCGAGATGGTTAACATACATCGTCTGCACCTTGGACAAGAATGAGATGTGGCGAAGAGCCTTCTCAACCTTCTCCTTGTCGAAGCCGATGATTGCATCAACGCTGTCGATCAGATCGCTGATGATTGATGACGCTCTGTCTGCGTTAGACGCTGCGTCTTGGGCGCTGCTCTCAGCTTGGCCAGCTTCCCAGCCTGCTGATTCGATCTGATTGCTGGCTTCTTCTAGCCGTTCTCGGAACTCATATAGGTCAGTCATTAGCTGCCTCCTTACATGCTTCACAGCAGTACTCAACAAAGATGTCCACACTAGGTGCCTTCTCTGCTTTGTAGTCTGCGATTACTTTGTTAACTTCTTGTACACTACCAGCTGCATACTTGCGCCAGACTTGGTCTGGATGCTGGATGAATGTAATGAAGTCGATCTTTGCGTGATGGTTGATACCATCACACTCGATCTCTTTACCTTCTTTATCAATCATTATCCCTCCTTTAGTTATTGGTATTCATGATGCGGCTTAGTTCATTCATCACCTCCTCTTTGTCTAGGTCTGATACTTGCCGGTGGCTGTTAATCTCTTCATCTTCTGGAAATGGGACGTTCATCTCGGCTGCTAGTTCATAGCCTAGCATATAGATCATCTTGCTGAGTAGATCGAAGTACTGGTCGAGCGCCTGATAGGTAGCATCTACTGCCTCCTCTTCGGTTGCACCCATCCGTACTAGATCTGCCTCACCTTTGGCAAACACCTCCGGGAATGAATCTCTAAACCTTACTAGGTCAGAGTCAAATGACTTGATCATATAGAATCCTGAGATCAAGATGCTAAGTGCATCATCTGCTTTATCCTTGCTGAACCCAAACTGTAGGTCTACTGTGACCCTATCCATTGCGTCTTCCATGTGCTTCCTCCTTCTGCCATGCGGCAGCTTCAACATACGGGAGAGGGAAAGCCCCACGCCCAGGGACGAGAGCGCTCTCGCCAGGTTGTTCAAGCGTTTACTTACTGAAAGGAATGGGGTAGCTTGCTTTGCCACCCCATCCCCTATCTGTAGTACTCAGCGTTGAGCTGGTTGAGTAGGCTTCGCTCGATTGCAAGCTTGGCCCGGCGCTCAACCTCCCATGAGAGCAGGCGCTTGGGCGCCCACTTAATCTGTTCACCCTTGAAGTACGAGTCTATATGCACCATACAAAGTACTTTACCACCTCTGATAGTCCTTATACCGTCATAGGTACATAGTCTCTTGTCGTTCATAGCATGGCAGATCATTGGTCTACCTGCTTCTTACGCTTGATCTTCTCAAATGTTACGGGGTATCCTGCCATATAGTCATTGAACTTATCAAGGTACTTCTCGTACTCATATCCTGCCTCATCCCTACATTCGGTTGAGCAGAACCCATTCAGTTCCATTACACTAGGCTGGTCACACCATGGGCAGTTCATTATCAACTCCTTATCTGCTATGCTTCTATACGGGGAAGGGTATCTCCCAGCCCCACGAGGGAGGTATTACTCTACCTCCCCTACCCTACCCCATTGCTATCTTATCACTTGACAAGGCCTCAATGTGGGGGTATGCTGTCGTATCAAGCTCTCCTATTATGTTAATAAAGCTTAACACTCAAGGCATTCGCCAGGTTG